GTTGTTCGTTGCAATCGTTTTTACAAAATTAGTTGTTGGTTGTGAAATTGTAAACTGTTCGCTGGCCAATGAGCCCTGTTTGAATAAACAAAAAAATCCAGTGTTGGGACTGTTGTCGCCAGCACCGTCGTTTCTATAAACATATCTAAATCCTGTTCCCGGTGTTGGTGGAAATTCATAAATGGTTTCCTGTCCTGAAATCGTTGCTGGAACAATCTCAAAATTTCTTGCTACTCCACTTACTGCTCTGTTAAACGTAAAAATTGGTAAGTCATTATTTGATGAATTAACTACATAAACTTCAGTTTTGATTCCTCCCACATTATCTGATTCCAACGGTTTGCCAAACTTTTGTGAAGACTGATTGACTGCACTTAATATTGCGGTGAACTGTTCTTTGAAATTAGGATTGGTAGCATCGTTCCATCCAACTGTGACATTAGACAAACTGTTTCCTGCACTGTCTCTGATATCTTGTGTCGTTGACACTGATGTATATTTTAATAATCCAATCGCAGATTTGTTTCGTTTGGCATTGTAGTTGATCAATCTCGCTAATCTTAAAACTGAATTTCTTCTGCTGGCCGTTTCAAGAAAGTTTTCTCGAGCATTTAAGTCAACTCTAAAACTTAAACTCTGTGCGATATAGGCAATTAAATCAATTAGTGCGATATATTCCGATGATTCAACAAAATCATTAAAATCATCTGGATAATTTTCTTTGAGATAAGAAACCATTGTTCTACGCAATGTCTCAAAATCATACGATTTAAAATCTGCCTGTTGAAAAGCCGTATAGATCTTTGTCCAATCTTCCGCAACGAGTAATCTGTTTTGTCTATCTGTAGTGGCCATACATTTATATTACGAGTATTTATTGTTTTAATTATGTACGTATATTAAGAAAGATTAAATGTTGAATTTTGATCAAAATTAAAAGACAATTTCTCGGTAATATTATATGGTATGTATGTTAGTGTTGCTTGTACACTTATTCCTTGCCCGTTTTCGCTTACAACTATGTCGGATGTGCTCACTCTAGGATCTGCGTTTAAATTTTCGGATATATCGTTGGCAATCAATTCTTTTGTGGCATTTGTTAGAGGTTCAAACAACATATCGTATATAATTGTGCCAAATTCTGGATTTTCCACACGCTCGCCTTTTCTGATCGACAATCTATTCATAAGATTTTGTTTGATCAAAGCAAAATCATATAATTTATAATTGCTCTGCTCTGCTTTAGAACTAAAACCCTTGAATAGAGTTTGATTTTGTTGTTTGTTTGATGGGTTATTTGAGTATGCCATATTTAAAATTTAAATTTAAATTTATCTCCTATGCTTCTCGCCACGGAAGCAATTTTGTTTCCAATATTACTTATTACATCAGAAACCTGTGTGACTTGGGTGACTTGGCTACCGATGACATTTGTGTAAGTTTCAGTTATTTTACTCACCGACTTGATTGCTGTATCCACTTGGTTGACCGAATCTATTGCACTGTTGACTGTGTTCAATACAGAACCTGCTGATTTTATCACAGTTTGTGCTTTACCCAATGCACCTTTTGTCGCTTTATCAATCACAGAAACTGCGGCTTCTGTTCCTTTGGCATATATTATACCGGAAGAGGTTGCGAGCACCTGTCTTATATTACCTGTATTTGTGACTCCTGTTGATTCTACTAATCTGTTAAACAATTCCATCTCACCCTTTCCCAAAGATTTGTAATCATTGAAAACTCCGGTTATGGAATCTGGCAATCCAATTTTTTTAGAATAATCTGCTTTAAAAATATTTGCTATTGAATTGATCGGTGTTGTTATATTTTTTTCTATTTCGGCATTTAAATCTGCTTCCGCTTGTGCAAATCTTATTGAAAATAAATTAGAATTTCTATTAGCGTTTTCTAATGCTCCCACTGTTCCAGTGGCTGTCGATGCTCCGCCAACAGAACTAAAGATCGGGGTCCTGTCTAAATGACCCCAATATGGCTCGTGAGTCGGAACTCTCATTCCAGTCAGTCCTGTAAGTTCTCTATCAATCTTGTGCATCTCTCCTATAAATCTAGGAGTGACATCTTGATGTCCTACTGTTTGTGTTCCTGTGCCTGTGGGTTGTGCAAAACTTGTTCTGGTTAATCCTGGAACTAGATCAGTTTTTCCAATACTGTTAAAATGTATTTGATCTCCCACTAGATCCACCCTTCCCGCGGCTTGATGTATTTGATTTCCTTGTACTGATTGTGTCAATAAACTATGTTTGGCTCTCAAAGTTAAAATACCTTCGTCTGAATCCAGTTGCACTGCACTTCTTCCTATCCCCCTTAACACATCAGCGTCCAGCGATAACCTACCTGTTTTTTCGTTGGCTTTTATCTTGATGTTGTTGTTGGCATACATATTGATATCGCCCTCTGCGTGAAAATTTATGTTTCCGCCTGACCTTATGTTATATCCTAATTGAGCATAAATGTCGACCATGCCAGATTTAGAAAATTCCATCCATACACTTCCGTCGGCATTGGCCAGGTATACCACGCCTGCCGTATCGTTCATTAACAATTGATGACCTGATGCTGATCTCAATCGTACTAATTGATTGTTTCCGTCTGTGTCTCCGTCATCTAAGACAAAAGTGTGGCCCGGTCCTCTTGCCAATTGCTTTATTTGTTTTTCGTCCGAAGGACCTACTGGAGTTTTTTTACCTTTAGATCGCTGATTGACTCTACCCGGAGTACTGATACCAAACACACTGCTAGGCGATTCTCTTCTGACAGTTGATGTTGTTGTTCCCCTGACGGTGTCCTGTGTCAGTCCTTGTTTCCTTAAAACATCTGCAAAAGGATGCATTGGTTTTTTTAATTTATCTATACCCAACGCCGATGCAGATGCAAAGTCTCCTCTGTTGGCTTCTCCTGTGGGAAGCACATCTGTTCCGTAGTCTCGTATACGATTAAATCCTCCAGTCTGGCTAGGAGTTCCTGATAACTCATTTGCTTGTACTTCGTCATAAGTTTTGTCCGCGGCAATACCCGGAATCATGTTGTTCATATAAGGTTCCGGAACACATCCTATCCAATATCCTTCAGAAACATTTCCTTCAACAAATATGACCATTACCCTTGTGTCGATGTCTGGTGGATTCATCCACATTCCATAAGAATGTTGAGAAGAATCATATTTTGTTATATCGGTAGCATCAACACCATTTGTACTTTTTATACCATAGAAATGAGGTAGATATTTTACAATGTATAATTGATCAGTTGAAGGGTTGTTTGTGTTCGACAATGAAGGGATAGCCACTTTTAAAGTTCCCATTCGCGAAGGATCATCGTTTGATTTTATTATACCTATGTAAGGTCCTGGATTTATTTGTGTATAAGATGTACTATTGATGTGTAAATTAGGAGTAGAAGTATCACCTTGATTGAATGCCATAATTTTATGCGCCTCCCTCTCCGTAGTTGCCACCGTCTTTTGGTAAGTCTATCGGGGCGTAATCAATTGTATTTTTATTAGTTTTTTTATCTTCCGTTAATTCTGCTTTTGTTGGCACTTTGATCTCCGTTCCTTGATTATTTAAACGAACGCAAGTGAGCTCTTGAGTAAACTGGCCTTTTTCAAAAGTACTGACAACACGAGGCACTTTATATAATCCGGTGAACTGTATATTTTCTAAATTGGCAAAATCCATTACTCCTTTTATTTCATTGATATCTGTTGGAAATCTAAAATTAAGATTCATTAATGCCTCTGCCTGATCAAAATTAAAACATTGTCTTTTTTCGTCCCATGCATAATTGCCTAGACTACCTACCATTTCGTAAGAATCAAGACCGAATCTTTTAACTGGTAAAAAATGATCTTGTCCACACCATGCTGGATCTCCCATTATCTTTAAATTTACGTTTACCATATCTCCTCTAGGATTTGTTAGATATTCAAAGTATTCATCCAATACCGGTGAACCATCGAGGTCACGCTGATAACCTTTCGCCGAAGATTGTATTGACGGATAACTTCTCAAGGGTAAAAGACCATCCGGATACGGTGTGTTAGACTGAGCCACCAGTCTTGCAAATTTATCACCTATGCTGAGATTCATTTTATCTTGTGCCACACCCGGCAAATTATTTGATAGTCTTGCTTGAAAATATCCGTATTTGTAATCTATCGATAAATCTAAAACTTCTGTGTTGTTGCCTGTGAATACATAGTCGTAAACTTTTTTTACTCTCGCAAATTTTGCCAGTGGTAAACTCATTCCAGGTGTAACAAAATTCATAACGTGAACTTTGAAAGGTACCACGTGGAACTCTATAATTTTTGGATGCATCTTGGTTATTGAATCTAATTGATTGTTTAATGTTCTCACATTTGTAATGACTTTGAACCAAGGAACCATGAAATCTGTATCTGCGGTATCTCCTGTGTCGACATTTGTTGTGGTTTTCCATTTTCTCAAAACAAGATCTGTTATGTTTTTATAGTAGTCGGCCTGTTTTACTAAATCGGTAATAATTTTTGCTATACTCATGCCAGGCCTTACTGTTGCTTTGAATCCACCTGTTTGATTTATATTATAATTAGAACTTCCTTGGTTCTTTAAAGGTGTACCATCTTCCGGATTGGCCACACGTGGATCGATTTTAATAACATATGCATCTCTTGTTGCTCTAAGTTGTTTTTCTATTTCGTCATCCTGTGCCACTGTTAATTGATTTGCAAGGTGATCCAGTGCTGATTGTAACGTCGGATGTGCGGCTGAAAAAAAGTTTTTAATTTTGTCCACTATTGTGTATGTGCTTCTAGTATATAAAAACCTATCGGTCATGGCGAACTCTGTCCACGGTACAGCCGTTAAATTGTAACTAGTGACTCCGTTGTTAAAAGTCATGGGTGCATTTGTGATCTTTATCGGCATTACTCTTTTGCTATCAGGTATAGATATTTCTCTACCCAACTCATCTGTGCCTTTAAACTCCAATGTCAACAGGTACGGAGCATCTATATGATCCTGAAACCCGTTATTCCAAGAAGCCGCTTTTAATTTTTCAAAAAGTGTTATGCCGTGGGGTTCAACTAACTCTATTTCAATTTTATTATAGTTCATTAATTTTCTTTGCTCGTTTGGCCTATTTGTACTGTCTATAACTACCCTTTCAAAAAATATATCATGTCCCCTTCTTAATACATTATCCGACTGTCTGAGTCTATCTAGTAACCCTTCTGTTTCACTTTCGCTAAATTTTCTTGTTGTAATTTTTCCATCTATGTTTCTAATCGAATCGGGTGTGCTCGTTTTAAATGCCGTGAAAGACTCTTTGTCCCCTATTCCACCAGATCTGGCAATAACATCATGTGGAGAATTTGTTAAAATATCTTCGGGATTTTCTAAATCACTTGAAGATAAAGCAGACAAAGTGAAAAGGTAATTGTATGTTGCAAATTTGTTTAACGTGTTAGGAGAAGGCAATTCGTATTCTGTGCCTTGCCCTGATTGTTTGTTGTAGTTTAGTGATGTAATTTTTTGTGTTACCCCGTCCATTGCGGAATTTTTTAAAAAACTTTCCACGTCTAAATATTCTCCATCGTTCCCTCTGGCATTGTAATTCCTAGACGCCCTTATAGTGATAGGTTTTCCTTTGGTTATCTTAGCCATGTTATAACCCTAGGTCAGTTTTAAGATTGCTTAACTTTGGCAATCGAATCGTAACTCCTGGAGCAAAATCATAAATCGGGTCTTCGATGTAATCTGGATTTCTTTGAGCAAACACCCACCATAGTCGAGGAGTACCGTATAAGTCATATGCCAACAAGTCTGGACGATATGCATATATTCTATCAATCGTATATTCTATATCATCTTGTTCGGCTGTGATTGCTCTCGCAACAAGAAAATCTAAACTTATATTATTTTCAGGTGTTGCGAAATAAGGTGATGTTGTACTATATTTTGCCATATTAAATATATCCTATTCCTGAACCATTGTTTCCGTTTAGGTTACCGTTCACAAAGTCTTTCATATTGAATTTCTTGACAGACTCTCTAGAATAAACAGGTTGTAATTGTAGTGTTACCTGTGACAGCGTAGGTGCCCACGATTTATTAGAACTTGGATCTACCACAGTCGATGATGTTGGTAACAGTCCTCTTCTGTCCGTTTGTTGTTCTGTACAAATATAATCAACATCGTTCCTTAGATCGACGGTAAAGTTTGTGACTACAACAGGTACTTTGTTGAAGACATAATTTCCATATCCATTCAATTGTAATATTGGCGGAGGATTTCCTCTCATTCCGTCTGTTTTTCCTGTGTCATCAACACTGTCTCCAAAAAACATTTTTGTCGCTGACCTGAAGAAATGTAGCATGGCTATCCAATACTGAGCGTCTGTTTGGTTCTGTACCGGAAATTCGCCAACCAAGGTAAAACTTGGTAACTCGCTGTTTTGATATGCGTAAAAAGGATAATTGCTATGAGTGGCTGTCATTGGATTATAATTTGCTGTATGACTGATAATCACAGACGGTGTTAAAGGAAAAATAACTCCTCCTTCATTTGCCAAAGGTGCCAAAATATTATTTGTCGATGCATTAAAGGATCCGGCCGGGTCACCCGGATCTACCTGTATTGCATTTTGTTGCGGTACTCCGAAAAATTTTTCATATATGATACTGCCGGGAGGTAAAATTACCTTAATACGCTGATCTGCCGCTTTGTCTCTTACCGACCACGAAGCATTAGATCTCAATTTATTATTGGCTTCTGCTCCTGCAGGTAATCCTGCACCGGTCAGTCTACCTAGAGTTTTATTGAAAATAGTGGTGCCTATTTTTTTACCTGTTTCTATAATTCCGGCCATTTTATTTGGTTGCTCTTCCTTTAAATTTCTTGTATACTAAACAATATTTATAGGCATTTTAATAGGCGCATATTATTCACATACGGCAAGGTTTTACATCAATTTACGTTAATTAATTAGTTAGGAGAATTTAGTGGTTAAAAGAGTAAACTACCTGAACAACAAAGATCTGTTGAGTGAGATACACAAGAGCAAAAATAGTTACTGTTCGTATGTGTCCCCCGATGATAGCAACTACGATATAATCGTGCCTGACATCAAAAAAATCAACGGTGCCAACATCGCAAAGGCCCGTAAGGCCAAAGCAAAAAGACTGACACAGGAAGCCTGGGAACAGGCCAAGTCTGGTGGAAACAAGAGAATTAAGATGAGTGACTTTGAAGTTTCTCCTAGAAAAATTTCCAAGACAGATATTGTTTTTCGTGTGATGACCTTTGAACACATACCCGAAGACTTGCAAAGAAAAAAGAACCCAAAGACCGTGGCAGATAGTCATACGAAAATTAATTTTCCACCTTTTCAACACTACAGGATCGACGAAAAGGGCAAACCAAAATGTGTTGGCAAAAGTCACTGGACTGGCGGAATGATTAACGGACAGTTTTCAATAGATCATGGAAAAATGACCAACAAGTTGGCTTTGATGTACATGAAACTGTGTGAAAGATATGGTACAAGAAGCAACTGGAGAGGTTACACTTACAATGATGAGATGCAGTCACAGGCATTGATGCAACTATCACAGATAGGATTACAATTCGACGAGTCCAAATCAGACAATCCTTTTGCTTATTACACCGCGGCCATAACAAACTCATTCACTCGTATATTAAACATCGAGAAAAAAAATCAAAATATTCGAGATGACATAATGGAACTGAATAACTTGATGCCTAGTTATACTAGACAATCAAAAAACGAAGAAATTGCAAAATCCGAGAGAGAAGACAGAGAAAATGCTTTAAAGAAAAAGAAAATAAAGAAAAGTTATTACATGACCATCAACGGAGATAAGGTAGAAAGAACAGTTGAATCTTCTCCGGTAACAGTGTATACTAAAAAAGCAATTGCTGAACTAAACAAGAAAATGAAAAAGTCGGGTACACTGACTGCGAAAGATTTTGAAAAAGTAAGAAAGTAACACATGACAACATTTAAAAAAGTGGCCTGTTTTACGGACATACACTTTGGCCTTAAAGGAAATTCCAGAATACACAACGACGACTGTGAAGAATTCATCCATTGGTTTATAAAAACAGCAAAAGAAAACAACTGCGAAACTTGTATCTTCTTGGGTGATTGGCATCATCATAGAAGTTCTACCAATGTTAGTACCATGAATTATACTGTTTCTAACATCGAGCGATTGGGTAAGGCATTTGAAAAAGTGTATGTGATCATGGGCAACCATGATTTATTCTATAGGGAAAAAAGAGAAATCAACTCTATGGAGTTCGCAAGAAATAT